ATGCCCTGAATGCCCTGGCTGCCTGTCGGCCCCGTGGGTCCTGTCGGCCCGGTCGGTCCAGTCGGCCCCGTCGGACCAGTGGGTCCGGTGACCAGCACCACGCTTTGACTGACGGACGACCCGATAGAATCGCTCCGCTCCAGTCCTATTTTGAAAATATCGTCGTCTTCGTAGATAACCCCGCGCTTAGGATCCAATCCCCACAGATCCTCGTCAAACCGGAAAATGTCTCCAAATTTTGGAGCGGCCACCTCCGCTCTTTTGACGAATATATCAGCATGGGTGAATGCATCACCCCTAACGTAGGGCTCCTGGAACACCGCATCGCGCACCACGACTGCGGTGATATCGACCGGGTCCAGGCCTGACTCATAATAACTGACGGTCTCGCCGAACTCGTTGAAGTTGGCGAATATAGCCATATCATCAGTCATTTGAGTTTTGAGCGTCATCTACTTCCACATACACAGATCGCTCAGGCCGTTCCTGGGCAACACATTAAAGTCAGTGACCCCGCCGAAGACTGCCTGCTCCACTTCAAGCTCCACGTCAAACGTGTGCTTACACCCACATGGACACGTAGCCTTCCCCGCGACCTTTACCGTCTGCGTCCGAGTGACACCAGTCGCTCCGCCCAGCCTTGCACCAAGCCAATTCCACGCCCCTGCTCCGCAAAGATTCAGTCCCATAAGTCACCTCCTACTTGGGAAAAATGAACTCGACCTGGACCTTGAACTTCCCGTCGATATTGATGTGCGCCTCCTGAGACTCCACGATTGTAGGACCAGTCCCTGGCTCATTGCTGCCTGTCTCAATCTTCTGAATACCCCCGGCCCTGAATTTGCCAAACCCCTCTGCATTCGAACTTGCGATCAACCCTTTATCCGTTGCAAAAGTAGAGGTCACAATACCAGGCATCAGTAAGCCCCCAAAGCCCGCGGCGTTTTGCATCAAGATTCCATCTATTATCTCAGGAGCCCCCTCCCTTGGCATATTGATTAAAGATCCTGTTCCTGCTTTGGTCTCAAAGCGCCCGTAACCACTCTGAACCTCGAATTGTTCCTTGACCGACATAGCCCCGGCAAAAGAATTCTCCGTTAAAAACCCGGCACTCCCTTTAGCATAATAACTGGACTGATACCGGCTCTCAAACGCGGGCTTATCAGGTTCAGCCGTTCCCCCGAAAGCATAATACGACGCCTTCGAGTCAATCGTGCCCTCTGTAATTGCGATCATGTTCACGTCAATCGCAAACGCTCGGCTCTGACAGAAGAGCACCGCGACAATTATCGACACAAACGATACCATCATTTTCTTTGTCATTTGAAACCTCACTTTCTGTAGCCGAAAACTTTGACCACGATGCCGGCCGCCGTCACGGAGTTGTTGGTGACGTTGAGCGTCATCGTTCCGTTGACACGCCTGGGCCCGTACAAAGCGCCTATTTTGGGGACAGCCTGCTCGGATGCCGTGGCGCTCCTGTCTGCGAGCACCCCGCCCATGATATCCGCCCCGGCGGCATCCGTGATCGTGATATCGTAACTGGCCGTCGGCGCAGTAGTGCCCGGATCTGTCACGACCTGATAGATATACCCGTCAATGTTGTTCCCGCGGAAATTGCTCGTTGAAGCCGGAAACGTGCCGTCCGATGCGTCGCCCGTGCAGGTCCACGTCAGTTGGAAATCGCCGTCCTTATAGGTGGAGACGGTCTCAACACACGTGCCCGCGCCGTACACGAGCCCGGCACACAAGAGCACACAAATAAAAGCCCAAAGAATTTTCTTCATGATCGACCCCTCTCAATCTCAAAACATGCCATCCATGTGACCGCAATAATCGACGTGGCCCCAACATGGAACGGAAAGTTGGCCGCGCTGTTGACCGCGATGATCACCAGGGCCATCGCCGGTATCAGCAGCCTTTCATTCATTCTTCTGCGTACCGCATTCCACGCTCTCGTTGCATAGCCTGCGCACACGACCACGAAACCAATGCCCATCTCGAACATCCCTTGCAAAAATTCATTGTGCGCCTGCACCCAGATCCCGGGCCCCGCCCCCCTCACAGGCTTGGAGAAAAGAAGAGCCCAGTGTCCCAGGCCAAAGCCGAACCACGGCTCATCGATCCAGCCCAGGAGCCCGAGCCGCCACACGGGCCAGCGCTCGAACCCGGGGCTGTCCACCAACAAAATGTAACCGACCGATCCGGCCACGGCCGCGGTAAGTGATAGATAGATTTTCTTTTTAGCCACGCCCCAGAACAGGAGCCCGACAAAAGCAGCAAACACGGCGAGGGAGGTTTCCGCCAGAACAAGACTGACACCCACGACTGCCAGCCCCCACCGCCATTTTGGCCTCATAAACACCGGCATGCAAAAAGCCGCAAGGGCGCCTGCGAAATTCTGATTCAGCATGAATCCGACCCTTGGCATCGGCCCTTCTGAGATCGAAACAAAAAGCGGATCCAGCTCTAACAGTTGTAGGATTTGCCAGAGCGTGTTGATGCAACAGACGACCGCGATCGCGTTGTATAAGACAGGCAGGTCCTTGCGCCTCAGGACACTGGCCACCACCGCGAACCACACGACCCCAGCGAGCACCACATCAAATGCCAGGTAGCTCTCCCTGGTGTAGGCAGGATAGACGTGGCTTACGCCGGCCAGGACGAGAAACGCTGCCCACCATGGATTGATTCGCCAGAGATAAAGGGCAAGGCCTGCTATGGCCGCGAATCGGAAAAGGAACTCCATTCCCATCCGCAGATCATCCACAGGGAAGCGAAGGAGCACGGCAACGGCCAGGATCGCCGCGATCAGAAGCGGACGCGGGTTAGTCGTATTCGAAGACCACGCCCTTGACCTCCAAGTCATTTGTGCCGGTCGCAACATCATCCCTCCAAAGCCTGAGCGTCACCCATTTACCGGCCGATAGGCTGGTAAAATCGGTCGCCGGGGTCAGAGTAATCTCATCAGGAGTGGAAGACGTGCCGGCCAGGGCCACAGGTGTTTGACCGGTCGCTGCGGCATCAGATGCCACTCCGTCGGAGTTTACGTAGACATCGAAATCGACCTGGTTGGCGGTGCTCGTACCGGACTCCGTTGCAAAGAGCTTGAATCTGCCGGTGCTCACATAATCGGCAGGCACACGGAAGGTCACTTGTACGGGAGTGGTTTCTCCGTCGGCCCAAACCAAGGAGACCATGTTATCGTCGATCTCAAGCCCTGGAGCTGTAGACGTACTGAGTGGAGCTGGAGTTGTCCCGACACTGGACCCATCCCCTCCTGACTCCACCATGAACGTGTTAAGAGGGAGCTGGATATATTTCTTTGTGCCACCGAGAACCGACGCGGTTCCGCTCGAATTTTTGGAGTATAGGACACCGCTCAAGCCATAGACGCGCTGGCTTGCGGTTCCAGGAGTTGCAAGAGCACTTGACTGGTCCTTAACGTCCATGCCGCCGAGCAGCAAAAGGTTGGTGAACCGCCCATCATAATAAACAGAGAGCGCCGGGATGGCCACCAGAGCCATCAGGATCAGCGCCCCGATAAAAACAAACCATTTTTTCTTCATGGCTTTTCTCCTCGTTTTTTTCTGAAAGAACCATGGGAGGATTCTGCCTTTTCCACTTTTCTCACCACTTCGAATTTCTGCCTTTTGCTCGTGGCGAGCAGTTCCATTCCGAAAGCGTCCGGGTAGTCTTTCGACTGCCCTCGCAGGTGCTTGCCGTGTGGCGGCAGTTCGATCTCCTCCCGTGGTCCTAGATACGTGATCAGCATGTTTGTCCCTCGTCTGATCTAGGTCAGGATCGTGTCGTAAAACAGATACCCCGCATCCGCGCTCGTGACCTTGGCGTCGATGTTTTCGCTCGCCTCGACCACGTACTGCTTGGGCGAGCTCTCCCACCAATAGCGAACGTCCCGGTAATTGTCCCCGGGGAGCACGATGTCAGGATGTCCGGCCCCGCCCTTCCACTGGAACACATACCCGGCGGCAGGCATTTCTTTTGCCGGCGCAGGCGGACGATAAAACAGAAAACAGGCGCCCTTTGTCGCGTTGGTTTCCCAGAGGTCCACGGCATTGAAATCCGTCCCGGCCAGCACTTCCTCTGCATCCGAGTAGATGGCCCCGCCGAGCAGGACCTCTTCGAGCTCGAAAAGCTGGGCGATGGTCTGGAGCGTCACGTCAGCCGGTGCGCCCTGGGTGCCGGTGTATTTGATCCTGTCCAAAATGCTCGTTTCTTGCTTGAGTTCCTTGAACGTTTTGGGATCGAGGATCATGACGTTCGGGTACATACCAATCAGTTGCCGCACGGTTTCCTTTGCGGTCAAAACGTCTGGGATCATCGTGTTGCCTGCCCCGGCAGCCCAGCCGCCTTCTGCGTCATTGGAGCTTGTCCAATTTGAGGCAGTGCAGCACAGGGTCGAAACAAGGCGCTCCTTGGCCAGCATGACCTTGAGGGTGGCGAAATTGACGCCCGTCTCCCAAGGGGAAAGAGCATCATCGGCGTTGTTGATGCTCTCGATAGGGACCGGGTGAGCCCACGCCAGCTCCTTGCAGTTGTACTCCACGTCGCTCAGGACGTAGCCGCCTCGCCGCGCTTCCCCTCCGGGCGCCCGCATTCCGGCAGACAGCCGGAACCAAGCGCCTTTGGGAAAAATATAATAGTAGTCCGCCTGCTTGTTCACAGGGACATTCTGGAAAACCCGGTCCCCGATGAACATCGAATTTTTGTATCCGATGGAAATGGCGGAAAGAGCCGCGCTCCGGTGAATCGTTCCGATGTCAGGTTGCATGTGTTTATCCTCCTACGTATTTTCGTTTCTTAACATGATGGCAAACCGTTTCTTTTCCTACGCCTTGGCGATCAGACTGATCCTGATCATCGCCGTGACAACATCGTCCTCGTTCCCGCCCTCTTCGAGCACCGCGACGGGATAGGATGTGGAGGCGAGCGTGACCGCTTTCCCCGCATCCGCTGCGCTGTTGTACTCCATGCCAACAAAAGCGCCCCTGCTCAGAGTCGCTCCGAGCACGAGCTTGCTCTTGCCCTCCTGCATCACGACTGCCGCCTCCCCGGCCACCGGGGCATTCTGCAGGATGCCGTGGGGAATATCCGTGATTGCGTCCGGTCGGCGGATTTTCCCGGTTGTGACGTCCATCACGACAATCCGGTATTGATCGGAGCTTAGGTCCTCCGCCGCTTCATCCGATGTGTTCAACACTGCGTTTTCATGAGCCATGTTCAAATCCCCCTATGACGTTTATTTTTTAGTTCCCGATGACTGCATTCTCCTATCTTTACTGATTAACAACGACGTGAAACTTCGGCATGACCGCATCCACGAGCGCCGGATTCTCCGCCTGGATCAGCTTCATGGCTTTGGCAACGGAAATTTTCTTCTCCTTCGCCATCGCTATGGCCTTGTCCATCAGTTCCTTGTTCGGGTCCTTCAGCTCGACAGGGTCTTTCGGCCTGGTCGTTCCCACGGATTTCGGCGCTGAAGCTTCCATTTCCCCGATGGCCGCAGTCTTCTTTTCCTTCTCCGCGAGATAGAACATTTTAAAAGCCCCGTCGGCGCTCACCCCTTCGGTGATTGCCTTCACGGTGACGGTATGGTCCGCCCCTGCTTCCAGGATCGCCGCGACCCTTGCCCTCTCCATTGCGACACCATCTTTTGTGGCCGCTTCCTGGATGTGCTTCAGCAGATCAGGTGCATCCTTCTGCAACGATTCGAGTGTAATTTCTGCCATGACGTTTTCCTCCTGTTTGATTGTTTCTCTGATTATTTCCACAGGCACGCTTTTATCCGAGAGTACGATGGCCGCAGTTTGATCGTCCGCTCCAAGGGCAACAAAACTCACCTCTCCAATTCTGCTCTCCATCCAAATCTCTGCCGGGCCTGTTATTTCCATGCCGTTCACCTTAACCGATTCTTTTTCGTCCTTCAGGGTCCGCACCTTCTCGGGCCGAATCCCCACGCTCGCTTGCCATGGGAACCCCTGCTCGGCCAAATCCCGGACCTCCTTGCCGTCGGCCGTGTTTTCGGCGAATTGCCCGCCCATATAAAAGTTTTTCTCATCCTTCCATGTCCTGTTGCCGATCCCCACCACCCGGTCGCGCATGTGCTCGCGGAGCACCGGGAACTTTTCTTTTGCCTTCATGCCCTTCACGTCAAATACGAATTTCCCGAAAAAGCCGAGGTCGATCACCTGGCCCGTGTAAGCGGTGATCATGAATTCCTTTGCCGCTGAATCGTCTGCGGCTCCATCCCGATTCCGGAGTGTGAACGGCGCCGTCAGGCTCAGACTGTTCCTGGTGCCCTTGGCATCGTCCCATGCCCCGTTGCACATGGCATAAGCCTGATCGCTCTCGCGCCCCTCTTTATCGATTAGCTCCCTGGTGCACCGGCCCAGGAAATCACCCTTGCTCTCGTTCTTCTTCGGTTTCGGCATCTGGTTCTCCTTCATCCGTTTCCCTGGCAGGCTCAGCCTTTTTAGCTGCCCCACCGGCATGAAATAACTCAATCTCAAGTTCCTCGGCCTTATCCTGTTCGCGCTTCTGCTGCTCCAGTATTTCCTCCCAGTCCCTGCCCTGGCCTGCCGCCTCCTCGGCCAGAGTTGATAGACCGTAGTCTATGGCTTTGCGCGAAGCTTCCACTTCCTTGACCGGATCCACCCAGCCCCAGCCGCCGCCGATCCATTGGGCTCTCGTGTATTCCGACCGGTACTCATAGAAATTCGGTGCAGCGAACAGGCCGCGCAGGAAAGCCTCTTCGAGCACCAAATCATAAATAGGTTGGCAGAACCTCCTGCCGAACCAGGACCGCCAGGTCGTAAACATGCGGCGGCCCTCCAGGATCGCAGCCCGTGCGCTGGAATAATTCGTTTTGGAGAAATCCTTGGAAAGCAACTCATAGGGCAGGTTCAGGCTCATTCCGATCATGCGGATCACCATCTCAACGAACGGTGCAAACGTGTCCCCCGGCCTGTTCGGGTTCACCACGTTGATCGATTCGCCCTGGTTGAGATAGCTAATATTCCCAGGTTCAAGGGCTTGGAGTCTATTTCCAGTGTCGGTCTCAGTGCCTGTGTGTGCTGCATATTGAGCGTAAGCGGGATCGTTCATTGTCACGAATACGGCAAGGCAGGCCGACACTCTGGCCGCGACGACCTCGGCCTCTAGCGTGTCTCCCAAATCTTTGAACAGTGTCATCACCGGGGCGAACCACGGCACCCCGCGGAGCTGCCCCGGACGGCGCACAGGAAAAAGGTGCAAGATTTTTGGCCTGCCCCTCTGGTCCCTGGCCTCGATTCTTACGGACTGCTTTTTCTGCCCGACGCTCGACCCCGCCTTTTCCAGGTAATAGGCCACAGGCTCTCCACGTGAGCCTGTTTCCACTGCGTCATCCACGTTCGATAAGTTGAGCCCAGCCCCATAATTAACAAGCCTGTCCGCCTCGATCAGCTCGATGGCTCGCTTTAGAGCCCGCCAGGAGTCGTCGATCATGATCGGCAGGACAATAATTTCCCCGTCCTCCACGATTTTTCGCAAGGCGAGAAATTGGAGTTCATCGAAATCGCAGATATTGGTGGAATCTGCTGTTTGTTTCCACTCTTCCCAGATCGTCTCCGCCTGCTTTTGCAACTCCCTGGCCGCATCGTCTGTGATGCCCAGGCGCTCGGCCCTGATTCTGCTCTGGAGCTGCAACCCCTGACCGACGACATTTATCGCCATCGTGTCCGTTGCGCCGGATGCGACCGCGTCGTTCCTATTCAGGTCACGCGATCGCTCCCGCAACGTGATGCGTTCGGAAGCCCCGGTCGTGGCGGTGCTCGTTCCGAGGATCCAATCGCTTCTTAATCTCGTCGCTTCAGCGCCCCGGTACTGGAGAGCAAGCTCATGGATCACCCTGGCCCTGGTCCTTCGCAAGCCGGCAGCCGGGGAGAAATAATCAACTGCCCGGTCCAGCCAGTTCATGGACCTCTCTCGTTTCCCGCCGCGCTCGTGATAACCAAGTTCTCGCATTATACCGGCCTCTGAAATTGGACCTTATTGGCGAACCCGGTCGAATACCGATCTATCGATTCGATTTTGTCCAAAACTATTTTTTCCTCATCAAGGAGCGATTTGAGATTAGGACGTCGCAAATTGCGATCTCCGATGCCGTAGGCCTCGGCGTTGCGGGCATTATCTATCGCGGTGCGGATCGCCGTCAGCCTTGTTACAAGGGTC